ATTACTTGGAGCTGTATTATTTATACCAACACTTGTAGCATCATCACTAATAATGCTATTACCTATTGTACTTCCATTTGTAGTAAACTTTACAATATAATTAATATTACCTGTTCCTGTTACAGGGTTAGTTAGTATAGTTTGGTATGTAGAAGAAGCAGAAGCAGTAGTTAAATAGGTGCTGTTATCATAACTAATTGTAGTACCACTAATTTTAACAAACCCAGTACCATTTAACTGAGGTTGCTTAGTACCTATACTTGTAGCTATTGTAGTGGCAAAGTTAGGATCGTCTCCGAGGGCAGCTGCCAACTCGTTTAATGTGTCTAATGTTGAAGGAGCTGCATCTACTAAATTAGCTACAGCTGTTGTAACATAAGATTGAGTGGCATAAGTAGCATTGTCATAACTAACTGTAGTTCCTGACATTCTTACTAAACCTGTACCGTTTAATTGTGGTTGAGCTCCTAAACTTGCATTAGTTATACTCCATGTTCTATTCTCTGATAGATCGTAAGTAGTACCGTTAATAGTTAAAGTTCTACTATTTTCTACAGCTGTTGTAAATGCAGATACATATTTAATTATCTCTACAATGTTTCCTACACCTGTCCCTGTTCCTAACACTACTGTTGTACCGTTAGTTGCTGTAAAGTCAGCGGCTGCTAACTTAACACCATTGATAAACACATCTACTAATCCTACAGTGTAACCACCAGATACAGTGAATGTAGTTTGATTAGCCGTAGCTGTAAATCCGTATATATTTCTAACAGATGTATCTGGAGCTATTGTCCAAGATCTGTTAGCAGATAAATCGTAACTAGTACCGTTAATTGTAAGAGTACGAGCATTTGTTACAGGAGTGTAAGTTAAGGCATCAGTTACATCTAATGATGTAAGACTGATTGCTCCAGTTCTTGTATTAAAAGAAGTAACGCCAGCAGCTATAGACCAGCTTCTATCTGCGGTTAAATCATAAGTTGTACCATTAATGGTTAAGGTTCTAGCATTAGTAACTGGAGTGTATGTTAATGCAGTTGTTACATCAGAAGAACTTAATGTAATAGCACCTGTTCTAGTATTAAAACTAGTTACTCCTCCTTGATATTGAGGAATATTAATAACACCTGTAGCGTTATCATATGTGGCAGCTCCAGAAGTTCCGCTAGTAGTTAAACTAATAGCTGTTCTACTTCTTGTATTAGTGTAATATAAGTTTGTCCCTTCTGCAATGTTAGTTGTTGTAGCAGCAATCTTAGTCCATAGACCAGTTGATGCTACATACTTAATCATGTCGCCATCAGATGCATTCTTTACAGATAAATCATGCAATTCATCTAGCTCAAAACCGTTCTGTACTTTTACAAAAATCTCACCGTTATTTTGTTGTACTCTTGTTACAACACCAATAAATACTAAGTGAGCTGGAGCAGTTGGTTTATTAAGTAAACCAAAGATTAAATTACCATCTGTACCTAACCATACAGGATCACCTGCGTTAGCCGTACTAGTATTTAATCCTGCTAGTAATCCTTCTGTTACAACAAAGCCTTGACCATTTATAGCTAAGTCTTGAGCAACAAGTCCTAATGTTTTACTAGAAGTTTGTTCAGAAGCATTAGATGCTTTAGATACAATCATATTAGTACCATCCGCTGATGATACGTAAACTGCTTGACCTTTTGTTACAGCTACACCTGCTTTTACAATATGTTGTACTTGTGATGTATAGTTAGGAATCCAAGTTACATCATAGTTTGTTCCTGAAACTTTAGCTAAGATATCACCTGCCACTCCACCAGCAGGAACTAATCCCTGATAGTTAGGAATATTAAATACTCCAGTGCTGCTGTTATATGTAGCAGCTCCTGATACACCAGTTGTGGTTAAAGTGATAGCTGCTCTTGCACGAGCATTTGTATAGTAAAGATTTACTACACCTTCTGGTAGCTGATCTGTTGTAGTTGCTGATCCTTCAAAAATAGCACTAGATACAATAATATCTACAATGTCTCCAGTAGCAGCCGGATCATTGATTGTAAATGTTGTACCATTAGTAGCTGTAGTCTGATTAGGAGATAAGTAAACACCGTTTACAAATATATCCATAAGTCCAGGTGTATAACCACCTGTTACAGTAAATACTGTTTGTCCTTCTGTTACAACAAAAGTTTGAGTAGACTTAATAGATGCAGCACTTGCCCCAGTTACTGACAATACTCCTGTACCAGAGTTAATAGATAAACCACTACCTACTTTTATACCACCTAGTACACTAGCTGATGCTATAGGTAAACTATAGGGTTGAACGAAAGTTCTAACCCACGCTGTGGTAGCTAATTTTGTAGAATTATCATTAGCATCGGGGGTCTGACCAGTAGCAGTATTGTTAAGTGTAACTACACCATCTACTGTCAGACCAGCTTTAGCTAGTATGTCAGATAGAAATTTCATTCAGATATGTTATTATTTCTTGATGATTACACGATATGCATTAGCTGAAGGAGCTACGGCAAAACTTACAGTTACTGTGTTAGCATCTGTAATAACCACATCAGTGATTACTTCTTCTAAGGTTGTATTATCTTTAATCATCACGATTACATCAATAGTGTTTAGTCCATGTGTAACGGCATAAGAAGTGCCAGCTCCACCAATGTTTGCGGCATAACCACCAGTTCTGTTATCTAAATAGGTCTTTAATTTAAGAGGAGTAACAATACGTGTATCGTCTGTACCTGTTGTTAACTCAGCATCAGTTGCAATCTCTGCAATACCTGTACGAGTTTCTGTAGCTGTACGAGCAGATAAACTAGCAGGAGTTACTGCTTTATTAGAATCTGTACCTGTTTGAGTTTCTGCGTTTGTAGCAAGAAATACTAAACCTAGTACAGTTGTTGTAGCTTGATCACGGTTAACTTCTAATTGAATCCAGTCAGCTGCTGAAGAAGTAGATGCATTATTAACTTTAGCAACAACTACGTCACCAACATTAAATGCTACACCACCTGTTGTTCCTGCTACAGATACATACCAGTAATCACCAGCTTTAGTGCCAGCAACTGGACTAGATCCTACAGGGAAAGAACCACTAGATGCATCCCATGCTCCTTCTAAATTACCTAGACTACCTACGTTAGCATCAATGTATGTTTTGATTGCTGTAGATGTAGCTAATGTAGAAGAACTAGAGTTAGCCATATCTGTGATAATGGTAACTTCTGCAGGATTAGCTGTAGCTCCAGATACGTTACCAATTACTGTTAGATTAGCAATCTGTTGTAACTTATCAAAAGTTACTGCATTAGCGTTAATCTTTACAGTGGTAACTGCAGAGTTAGCAAGTTTACCTGTAACGATACCTAAGTCTTTTACTCTTAGACTATCTGCATTAATTTCAATTGTAGCATTATCTACATTTACATCTAACGTGATTACATCACCATTAGCTGATGTAGAGGCTGTTAAACCGCTACCACCAAGAACATCTTGGATGTCTCCAGACATGTCAACCCATTGGGTTCCGTCCCAGAAGAACATTCTTAATACTGAAGGAGTAGTGTCAAAATAGATTTGACCAACTACTGGATTAGCCGGTGGACCAACTTTGTTGTGAACCGCTACGTTTAAAATCTGGTTTTGTGTGAGGTCCAGATTGGTTAAAAACTTTTTAGACATGGTATATATATTTTACAATTAGTTCAAAAATGCTTTCCCACTAAATGGTGCAGAAAACTTTACTGTTAATGAATTAGAATTAATATACTCTACTTCTCCAATTACTTCTTCGTTACTAGAATCTACTACAGAAACAGATGGATATTTATTTAAGTTGTGTGTAATGCTCCACGTGGAACTTGACACGGTTTGGTTATGAATATGAGAAAACTTATAAGTATCTTGTATAGAAAGGTTATCTCTATATGTAAGAGTTATAGTTCTATTTTGTGTATCAGAAGTAACATCAATTGCTACTACTGTTTTATTAAAAGCCTCCTCAATCTCAGTAATCTGTTCTTGAGAAATAGCCATCTGATCCCACTGATTACCATCCCAAGCGTATAGTAAATGTAATGTTGTATCATATACAATAATACCAGCATCACTAGAGTTATATCCAGAAGCTAAAGCAGTTCTTTCTACAGTAGTTACAGGTTGTAACTTAGTATTAAGAATCTGATTTTTGTTAAAATCATAATCTACGTATATCTTCTGTACTGCCATTATGATAAGTATGCTTTACCTGCTACGGCTTGGTTAAATGTAATTTTAACAGTGTTGTTATCTACATACTCAATAACACCTTGTATGTCAACACCTAATAAATCTTCAGTAGTAACATTTGGTTTTAATCCCATACGGTGTACAATGTTCCATACAGTGGCAGGTGTTTGCTGCGTAAACTCAAATGAACTATTCTGATTAAAGTTAATAGCCGGGTTCAAGTTAATTCTTGTTATACAACCTCCAGTGTTCACTTCAATAATATTGTTTGTACCATCTCCATAGTTATAACCTACACCAAATTGTGAAGGACCAGAAGGAATATTACTTCTAAGATAACCAGCTCCCCATAAATCTACACTTTGATCATATTGAACAGATGTGTCATTTCTATAACTTAGAGGCATCCATGTTGTATAATTAACATTAGCTTTACATAAAGCATCTTCATCAGCTGTAGACTGCCAATCAACAATCTGTTTTCTTATCCAAGCAAGATCTTCATCTACACCAGATTTACAACTAGCAATACCATAACGCATCTGTCTGTAAATCTTGTTATAAGATTCAGCAAATTCTTTAAGGTATTTCTCTTTTTTAGGAAGCAGGGTTCTCATTTGAATCAGATTTAGAAGCTCTTAAAGCTTCATCTTTAATTTGTTGTTCATAGATAGCAAGACAGTTACTACAAACTTTTTTACCATCTGAGGCAATTCTGTCTTGGCAACCACAAGTTATGGTGTTGCCACAATTTGTACAAGTTCTCATATATGTTGGTTTTTATGTATATATTAACAAGCACACTCAGTAGCGTACTTATTAAGCTTTTTCTGAGCATACATCAAAAGGTTCATACCTGCCTCAGGCTCATGTCCATACTCCACTTTAGCTTTAGCAGCATCTATAAAACTTTTAATTAATCTAAGTTCTTCTAACTTTTCTTTTATATCAGCAGCTGGTTCACAGGCTGACATCTCTAAATCAGAAAGCAAGTTAAAATATTTATTAGTTGTTTGTGTTGTCCGTAAATGATTATATTCAACAAATACGTTTGTATTTGGGGATACTGAATAGTTAATTACATAAATACCATCTGGAATAGGTTGAGAAGCCTCTGCACAAGAGGTTCTTTGAAGTCCTAAACTACATGCGTTTAGAACAATATTAAAGTGTGGGAGCACGTCAATAGCTACCGGTAAATTAAAACCAGGAGCAGTAATACGTAGTGTACTGCAATCAATTGTAAGATTTTCTGCATATGCACTAGTATCAAATAGACGTAATACCTTGATATTATTGGTATCAGGCAGCTCTAAACTTAGCTGATGTTTGCTTGCCATTATGATAAACTTTAAATATTTATATAGATTGGAGAATACAAGTTCTCAATAATAATATACTAATTTTTTGGGACATGTCCAAAAAACAAAAAGGGAGGGACATGTGTCCTCTCCCTTAATGTTTAGATATTCTTAATATCCTTATACAGTCTCTAGAGATACTGCATTACCAGCCGCACTTGCACTAGCTGTAATGAAGTTAGTGATTGTAGTTGTTGCAGTACCAGCAGGTACGTGAACTACGATCAAATACTGATCATTATCAAAAGTACTAGTAGGGTTGTTAAAACGTGGAACGTTGTGTAAGATCAATACTTGATCATACAAACCGTTACGGTTAACAGTTGCCAAAGCTGGATCAGCTTCGATCTCACGCATACGTAAATGCTCTACACGAGAACTATCAGGATATGCGTTTTGTAAGTAACGACCATCTAAGATCAACTCACGAAGTACAGTTTCACCTGAACCTGAAGCTTGCTTAGGAGCTTGTGTTTCTGATACAGAAATACACTCTACTTTACAAGGCTCACCAGACTCGTCTACTACAGAAGCGTAGATAAACAAAGGCTCTAAATCATACTTGTCAGTAGGAGTGAAAGTACAGTTACCAAACTTAGTGTCTACATAAGCAGCAACGATGTCTAAATGAGAGTTTACAGATCCTAAGCTAGAAGTAGCAGGAGTGTAACCAGCAGTAGTTTGTGCACTAAAGATAGCTGCGTTACCATTAGTTGAGCTTACTGCATTTTGAGTAAGGGTAATTGTTGTATTACCAGAGCTAGCTGAATCAGCAGCACCAACTAATAAAACTAAGCTGTTAGGAGCTAAAGAAGCATGAACTACTTTTTCACCTACTTGGAACAACGCTGCATCAGCATTTGCTACAGCAATAGTTGCTAAACCTACAGTAGGGTCAATAGCTACAGAAGCTGTAGTTTCTAACCATACTTTAGCTTGTACGAAATCTTTTAACAAAGGAGCTTCGTTGATCTGATCAGCCCATTTCAAAAGAGCCACAGTGTGGTCAATTGCAGCTTTGTTTGCATCACAGCATCCTGTGTAAGCATCCAATGTTTTGTACAATTGGTGGTTCAAGAAACGGAGAGCAGGAGAACCTTTAACGTCAAGACGTAGACGGATAGTGCTGTCACAAGCAAGACCTGCACAAGCATTAGCTTCTACTTTAACGATTTGATTCTTAGCAGCATCAGAAGTTACTTTAATAACACGGCTGATGTACTTAGGGTTAATTACTTTAGACTTAACAGACTCTTTGTAACCACCGTGAACAGGGCCAATTTTGTCAGTAGCAAAGTAACTACCTTGAGCCATAATAAATGGAGCGGCTTGAGCAGAAACTACTTGGAAAGTCTTGGCATCAAAGAAACCAATTTGACCAGCAGTTAAAGCATCAGTACCACCAGAGCTAGCAAGCGTAGTGCTAGCAGGCAAGAATGACTTGCGGAATGCATTAGGAAAATACATAGGGCTTTAATTTAAAGGGTTATAAATAAATAAATAAAAATTTAACTTAAGAACATTAACTTATACTTGGTTGCAGAAATCAAACTCTTCACCTCATCTAGTTGGTTTGTTACTTCTGAAAAGGTCATAATCTTTTGTAACTGCACCACTTCGTTATATAAGTCTTTCATGTGAGATATTGCTTCCTGTACAGACCCGCATTTATATGCAGGCACTACTGGAAAATCTAGAAGCTTCTCACGAGCTCCTTGATACTGTTCAGCTACAGCATCTACTAAATCAGGCATTGCCTCATAAAACTCATTAAGAGCTTTGTGTGCTGAGTAAGAACCAGGTCCAGTTATTTTAAGATGCAACTGGTGCATACTTGTTGTAAGAGCTTGAGCGTGAGCCAACATTGCTGCTGTCTCTGTACAAGGTCCCATCGGTCCAGGTCTTTGTAATTTCTGTATCATTAACTATTTCTTTGAGCGTTTTGTACTTCTCTTTGATACTGATTCATAGACTCTATATCACCGGCTAAAATAGCTGCAGCTTCATCTGCTAAAATCTCACATATGTCTTCTTTAAGTTCACATGTTTGATCTGCTCTAAATGTAGCTCCTGTAGATATATTTGTACAACCTATAAACTGAACATCTCTTGGAAGTCTATAATATGTAAGCTTAATATCTTGAATATCAAACTGATTGTTTGTATACAGCTTTAGTTTATCTGCAGCTATTGTACAAAAGGTTTCTGACCAGTCAAAGCTTGGAGACTTAAAGTTGTCAGCCAAAAGGATGTCAACGTTAGCTTCTTCAGCTTGATATATAGAAAGAGCTCTTTTAGGACAACAATCAGTTTTTGCGTTAGCACTAACTCTTACAAAGTGTAAAAAGTTTGCAGGAATGTTAGCTGACTCAATATACTTATCTTTTACTGTCCCCGCTAAAGGAACTTCTGTTAAAAGAACTTGTACATCATCAACAATTGTAACACTCTGTTCTGCAGCCTCTTTTGACGGATTAAGAGCATGGAGACGTCTACGTACCCATTCTAACTGAGCTTTATTAAAAGCTTCTTGGATCATCCAACATTCAATGTTGTCATAATCAAAGCTAGCTAGTTTATTAAGCCTTTGTTTTATCTTAATTTGTAAGAGATTGTTATTCATATACTATTTTACTGCATCCAGTACTTTTCAACTTTTTTAGTTAAGTCTATTAAAATCTCCTCGTTCAAAGGATTTTTTAAATATTCTACTACATCTGAAGGAGTTCTACCTAACATAGTAGTTGTTTGCATATGATAGATAAAGCCGTCTGATTTTGGAGCAATGAACTTAAAGTAGTTACTATCTTTTACAATAGATCTAATCTTTAATGTTTCCATATCTAGATTAGCTGCATCTAAAAATCTCTGAGCGGTTTTACGCTTATCTTTTTCTACCAAGTCTCCGTTAATGTATTTATCCATGTTGTCATAGATAACGTCATTAGGTGTAGACTTTTTATATTGAGCACTATTTGCATCTAAAACTTTAGCTACATATAAGAGCTTGTTTTGGTTTTTATCAAATAGTTTCTGAAGTTCTGCAAGAGCTTTGTTACGAAGCTTCTTAACTTCAGTTTGTATAGAAGCAGTTTCTTCTAGCTTATCTAAATAAAACTTAGGAGGTACTGGCATTCTACGAGCGTCATCAAGACTCTTTGCAACAATACTAAAACCACCTGCATCTATAGCGTATAATCTGATTAAATCATATGGATCTTTATCAGGTTCTAAGTACAAAGGTTCATTACCGCATCTAATCTTAATCTTATCCCAGAAGTCGTTATTATCTGGTTTAAGAAGTTTAACCTTATTCCAAAACTGATCATCTGTTGGATCAATCACATTGGAAGCTAATTCTTTTTCTAGTTGAGCTACTACAGCACGGATTTGTTTAATCTTAGCTTCTTGCTCTTCTAAAGGAAGATCTTTAATGTCTGGAGAAAACTCATTTAGACCAGTTAAGTATCTTTTGATACCGTTGATTTCTAAACAAGCAATTGGTTCCTCGTGGAACGCTCCATCAAAAAGACTTAATCCGTATTTCTGTAATCCCATGTTATCCACTAAAGGATCAAAGAATGGACGGATTGCAATGCTTGAACGTTTGTTCTGTGGATACTTCTCCACAATAGTTACACTACTCATGTTTTGGTTTGTTTGGTTTTTATTATAACTGGTTACAAATGTAACCTTTTATATTTAGAACCTATTAGGAGTTGCGAGCTCCCCATGTGATCATTCATGGTACGCATACAATAGGTGGCCTGAGGATACTATCCGCAGGGTGGTGTGAGTGTATCATTTGGCAGGGGATTTTAACCCCCTGCCTCAGATACTATTTTTTAGAATGATCCACCAGTTACAGGGTTTCTCATAACAATCTTCAATACTTTCGTAGGATCTTTAACCCAGATAGCAGGCATTGTTTGAGTCATGAACACACGGTAGCCGTTGAAGTTTCCAGAAGACTGGAAGCCTTGAGTACGACCCATGTAATCCATAGTACCGTTTTGATAGAACCACTTCAATTGATTATCCCAAGATAACTTCAACAAGAAGATGTTGTCGTTAGTGTTCTCAGTGATATCAAAGATGATGAAATTATAAGAACTTAATGGGAAACCATCAATGATTGGGTTCTCAATGTCATTAGTGTGGATGTTATCAAACGCTGGGTTCAATACAAACTTAACGTTAGCCAAGAACGGAATAACGTATTGAGTGTAAGCAAAACCAAAGTTTAGATCCATACCTTTGCCAGTGATAGCACCAACTTCAGAAGCATTGATTACTAAGCCAGAGTTAATAGCCTCACGCTTAATAGCTTCATTAACAAGTTTCATACCACCAAGACCTGTTTGTACAACTAAGCTACGCTTAGGATCTGGTCCTTGGAACTCAACTTTACCATTGAAGAAGTTGAAGATCTCAGACTTGAATAGATCCAAGTTGAAACTACCTTTGTTGTAAATACGCTTGTAAGAGTTATCTAACTGCTTCCAAAGACCAACTGATAGACGAATATCATCTGGACCATCTTGCTTAACTTTACCACCTTGACCCCACATAAGGTAAGTTTCGATGTCGTTAGCAATCTTACTCAAATGAGCTGCTTCCATAGTAGTTAAGAATGTACGAGTTAACTGACCAGATTGGTAAGCTTTCTTTACATAATCTTTACCCATTTTAGAAGCCATGTCTTCTAAGTTAGAAATAGAAGGATCTACGCTCTTGTCAAAGTTTCTCCAAAGCTCAACTACAGGAACTGTACCATCAGCTTTTAAACCACCTTTCATCATTAAGTCAGCACGAGAGCTAACAGAATAGTGAACGTGAGCTTCAGCACCACCTACATAGTTGTAGAATTCACGGAAACCTGCACTGATGTTACCGATATCAGAGAAACGCTCACCGTATTCACCACGAGCAGAACCTTTACGGAACACCTTAGTACCAACTTTTAAGTACTTGTTATCCAAGAACTTAGCGTTGTCATTGTTTACAAGCTGAACTGTGTAAATGAAACCGTCACCAGCTGGGATGATATCGTCAGCAGTGATGTACATTTCAACACCGTTGTATTTGTCATAAGTGATGATATCACCATGTCCGAAAGAACGCTTGTTTACTTTAATTTTGAAACTCTGTCCGTCAATGCCTTTTGTAGCATTAGCGGATTCTACATCTTCTGTAATGTAAGGTAGATCCTGAGTTACTGGGATCTGCCATTTGTACTCACCACGTGCGTTATCTACAGAGATAACGTTCTTTCCTCCAAAGCTAGACATCTGGTACAAAGGCATTTCTACCTTTTGAGCCATTGCCCATAAATCTACAGGACCTAAATCAGTAGGTTCTGCACTCTTAAGAAGGTTTGAAAGGTGGTAGGAGTCTACGTGTGAGCTAGTTGCATAGCTGGTATCTCGTAGAAATATACCATTGTTCAAAACTGGAGTTGCCATAAGGCTTTAAAATTTAAGGGTTAATAAATTATTTAACGTTTAAAAATATTTTGAGGTCTAGATATTTTTCTAGATCTAGTCTCTTCTTCTTCTTGGAATGTACTAACGTTCTTACGAGACTGTTCAGTCTTAAGTTGTCGTACTGTTTGTTCTACTGCTTGGTTCTTTCCTTGCTTAGTAAGGCTTGAGCGATACTCATCAGGGTTAGAAAGTAACCAAAGAGCTTCAGCAATCAATGGGTAGTTAGGTTCTACAAACTGATACTTCTCTAAAAGATGACCCAACAAGTTTGTTGGACGTCCACTGATAGATGGGTATTGAGGCTGAACCAACCCACTATATAACTGAGCTTGAGTCTTTTTATCTAGCTTAAGACCATTAATCTCAGCTGGACGAAGAGCTTCAAATACATTTTGCATGTAAGCTTGGGCAGCTTGTTCTTGCTGTTCCTTTCTAGCTTCTTGTTCTGCAATTGTAGCTTGAACAAACTCTTCTTGCATTTGGTCTAACTTTGGTTTAAACTGTTTAGCTTTCTTTTCTAAAGCTCCAATTTCTCTCCAAGTAGAAACTTCTTCTTCAATTTCATCTGCTGTACCAAAACCAGTGGCTTGTAAATAAGATCTTACAATACCTTCTTGGTCATTTTCATCAGTAGGGTCCATTTCACGAACTTGTTCTACCTGAGCCAAAGCTTGGAAAAGACCTTTAAGATCTTGTCCGCCATCTGCTACATACTTAGCTGCATATTGCAACTCGTCTGGTAAAGACTCAAAGAACTCTTGAGGAGTCTTAGCTGCTACTTCTTGTTTTAAGTTATCCAAGTTAGCTTGCCACAACTCTTCAACATCTTTCTCTCCTAATGTACCTAAGTAATCATCAAGAGATTGTTTTGTTTCATCATAGTCATCAAAGGCAAACATTTCCTTTGACTCAATGCGTTTTTTAAGAAACTCTACTAATCCAGACTTTTCTGTTTTAGGACGTCCTCCTTTTGCTTTAGAATCAGATGTGTCATCATCATCTAAATCTTTAAGAAGATCATCAGTTTCTTCTTTTGTTACAGGTTTTGTTCCACGTGGAACATCACCATCTTTATCATCTGTTTCATCATCAGACGAATTATCATCGTCATCTAAGAAACTAAAATCTTGAGCTTTTTGACTAAAAATGTTAGGTTTAACATCCTTCTTGTCTTCTGTGCTAGGAGTAACAATGCTATCTGCACCGGGAGCTCCTAACCAACTGTCAATGTCAAGATCAACTTGCTGTACACTAGTTTGTACATTGGTTTGATTATCAGTCATAAATGTTTGGTTTTTTGTGTATCTCTACATAAATAATATACAACTTTAAATTTTAAAAATTTACTTTACCTAAAAAAAATATACCTAAGGTATGGATAATAGAGCTATAATTATTTAGCTTTCTTCCCAGAATCGTACTTATTCTTATTTTCTTTAGCAATCTGAAGTTGTTTATCAGCTATTTGTTTCTGTGTTTGTAACTTTTCACGATCTATGCTAAGCTTCTGATCTGTCTGTAGTTTTTTATTCATCTCAGACTCACGCTTAAGATTCATCTGATCTTGATAGCGTTGCTCACCACGAATCTTTTCTAAAGCATCTTGATAATCAGACTGTTCGTTCTGGTTAATATCTACACCTGCACCATATCCAGCTGCTCTAATCTCAGCTACAGTAAGCTGAGTTTGTCTATCCAGATCAGCTTGTTCGGTTCTAAACTGTAGATCCATTTGTTTCTGACGTTCTTGAGACTCAAGCATTTCTTGTTGCATCTGCTGCTGTTGTTGCATTTCAGCTTCTTTCTGAGCTTGTACTTTTTCTTCAGCATTCTTAAGAACACCTGTAAGTTCAGCAATAGACTCAGACTTGATAACATTACCAAGATCGTAGATAGATGCACCAGTAGTATTGTTATTGATAGCCAATTGTTTAAGTTGCTCCATTACAGAACGAGCATTAGTCTTTGTTGTACAGAAGATATTTAAATCTCTCATAAGAAGCTCTGTACCGTTCATTTCAAAATGAACTTTTTCATCCTTAGATGTAATATATTGAAGACGTACACTAGGCTTTTTAGAATGATAATACTGAGCAAGATCTGTTCTAAGCTGATGTACGCGAGGCATTAAGTTATCTGAGTGCTGAATAAAATACTGCTCTGTCTGTGCATAAGAAGCGTTCATAGCTTGTTCTACACCAGTGGCAGTTTGTTGTTGAGCAATAGCCTGACCCATACGTTGTGGGTTAAGACCAATAGTTTCAAAAGCTTGGTTCTTAAAGTGACCTGCTAATTGAATACGAGATAACAAACGGTTAGTTTGTTCTAGGTTTAACACCTGATAATGTTGGAAGTTAAGAGCATTCTCAGTGTTAGTTATGCTTGTATCAAGCGGTAACATCTGGAAGTTCTTCATAGCCACATAGGCTTTAGCCAGATTATTTTTACCCCAGTCTTCTCCCATAGAGTGACGTGGCAAAGAGTTCTGGTCTAGCATGATCACCGTGCCGAGCTCATCTACTAAAATGTCTGCGATCTGGTTATTCACAATATTATAGCCTATTTGGTAGGGCTTCATTAGATCAACCAATGAAGTACTCCTAGTATTTCTATCTCCAAATACACAACCTTCCACTGGAAGTTTACACCCATAAAGTGTAGCATCCCCTTTGAATTGGAAAGGAAGACGTCCTGGTTTACCACCATTAAGTCCTAAGTAGATTGGGTTAATGCCACCTGGGTTATTATGTCCCCAGAATGCCGGACGGTTAGGTCCAATCTTAATACCACCCCAAGTCTCGTTAATCCAAATCCAATCTATATGTTCACCAAAGATTAAGTTATCTTTAGTCTTTTGTTTATACAATGCAGTGTTATACTGAGGCTTATCAGACACTTTAAATGATTCAGTTACAATGTCTTGTAAGATTTCTCCTTCTTCTGTAATCTTAGTTAAGTGCCCCACTTTACGTTGAGACTTCCAATAAATCTGAGATACACGTAGTAAGTGACTCTTACCAAAGTCAATAGTATCTTCTGAATCTGATAAGATCCATTCTACAATGTCACCTGTACCAAACTTTGTATCGTATACAGATGTAAATTGTCTGTATGCAAGAGATGGCATCTGAGTATTCCACTCATGACTTCTTGTAGGATCATAGTATGTACCGTCATTTTGGTATCCTTGTACAGCATAGCCGGCAGATCTTACAGGATAGATAGCTTCTAAAGCTTCCATTTGTTCCTGGTTCATCATCCAACCAAACTTATCAATAACGTCTGATACAGACATCATATCCATTTTACCTACCCAGTTACCCTGAGAGATATAACGTACATCTGGAGATTTATGGTAGAATGTAAGAAGTGGATTCCACAACTCTAACTCATAGTCATCTTCCATCATGTTAAAATGCCAGAACTCACGATCTGTAATTAACATATCGCGAAATGCACGTTCTTCTAACTCTTGAAGTTTAAACCTTTCTTCATCTACTGACATCTGGTGGGTAGCCCACTCTTCAATCATAGATCTGTAATCTTTACGGAAAAAGCTTTCAATCTCAGGAAGTTTCTTTAAGTTATCTGGAGAAGTCTGCTCTTGAACTTGTTTCTGAACTTCTTCATCTTCAAGATCTAAGCCCTGATTCATAATCTCCATCATCATCTTTTGCTGAGCATCCTGTAAAAGGACATCCTCAAGCATTTTACGCTTCTCTTCTAAAAGCTCATTGTAAGAAATATCATCTACAGCCTTAAACATAATACGTGAGCTTCTTTTAGAAAACTCATTACATAATACGTTTACAACGTTAGGGATAATAGGATAGAACTTAAGCTCTAATGCAGATTGATCTTCTTTAGTTAACTGATCAATAAGATCAGCCATTTCGTTATCTTCTTCAACGATATAATCTGTTTTGTCAATAATACCCTTAGCAAGCTTGTAGTTCTTCATAAGCCTACGAGCATTGCGTCTAAGCTGCTTCATACCTTGCCACTCAAGCCAGTCTAGATTCCAGGCTCTCCACTCATCATCTTTCTCTTTCTCGGGTAAAAATTGAATAGGCTGGGTAAGAGTACCCATCTTGTTATACTCCGCCTTTTTCCCGGCCTTCAGATCCATTGCTGAATATATCTGCATGATATTTAGTTATTTAGGTTTGCTGAATCATCAGCAATTGTATTAGTAATAGTTCCACCAGTAGTTGATATAAATGATGGCATATATGGTGCAGTGGAAGTACTCCATATACCCGATGACGGATAAACAGGAAAACTACTACTTCCATTGGTAGTTCCAAAAGTTAATGTGGGTTTTTCTTCTTCCTTTAAAAGCAGCAAAGCTTCCTCTAGGGTGAGGGAGCTTTCTTTAATCAACCTAGAAAGAACTGTTACTTTTTGGGCATGTAAGTCTAGAGTTTCCATATTTTATCTCATATTTTTAAAAGGACTACGTGGCGGTCTCATATTTGTACCGTCACTACCCCTAGAATTACCCAGATGTCTAAAGGGGCTCCAATTTAATTTACTAAATTTCTGGGAGTTATCCAAGTTTTCTTTTGTAACTTCTACACGTTTAGAGAAGCCACGGTTAGATTGTTGCACCTTTGCAAAGGCTATAAGAGCACAAAAGGCTACCAATCTATCCACGTTTAGTCCATCTCTGTAAGCTTGCATCTCTCGTAAAAGCATAATGTCAGGGATTCTTTCAATACCGTATATGGTTTTTACAATATCCCCGTTTTCTTTTGTCTCATGATCTAGCTCTTCTTTTGTATACTCAATACCGTAAGATAGGATGTTACCCTTAAAAAGCGTACCTACGTTCTTCCAGCCATATTCTTGGAATACGTTACGGTTGGCACCAATGTCTTTTAAGAATAAGATCATGTCTTTAGGTACTAAGTAACGTTGCTTACGTTTAGAAATCATGTATTGTATAAACAAAGCTACGTTATTCTCCACTATTGTCCAGGCGTTGTACCACTCTATAAGTATTTCTAAACGCTCATGGGTTTTAGTAAGATCGTCAAAACGACCACACCAAGATGCCACTATACCATCCCGTTCAATACTACTTTCTACCACTCCTCCACCAGAGTCTTTTATTACTTCTACAGGATTCTTGTATATGTATATAGAACATAGGGATTCCGATGTAGTAGTTTTACCTTCACCTACTGGATCCACAGAAGCATAGTATGTGCCAAACTGAGGATCTTTACAAGGTCTTTCGTAAATACAGATGACACCTTCTTTATCTTCTGTCTTTTTAGATATAGGAAACTCCATAATAGGAATCTTCCTAGACGGTTTGTCTATGATTTTACCTTCTGCGTTTCTAGAAAGTTCTAAGTATTCTACAGGATATTCTTTATCTTGAATACGCTGCATTTGTTTAGCCACAAGATGCGGAGGGAACACACTCACCTTACGTGTAGCAAAAGCCTCTTCTAGGGTCCTAGGATGCTGTGAAATCGTAAGCTGGTAAGCTCCTGGATCAAGATCCTTCTTCATCTTCTCAAACTCTTTATCTAGGGCTTCTAAGGCTTCTTTTACTAAAGAGTTACCATACTGATCAATATAAGGAGGCATTGACCATTGTTCAGGTATAAACAACCCTGTAATACCTGTTGTACCATCTTTATCTACAAGATTAGATTCTATTCCATAGAACCCGTTTTCTTCTGGATGGTATACATACTCTTTCATGGGTTCACACTGATCGAGATCACCCACTGATCCTGCTGCAATAAACTGACCTGTAATAATATGACCAGACTTAAGGGCTGGTTTCATGAATCCATAAGTGTCATTCATCTTAGGTGCGATACCTGCTTCCTCGTGAAAGAAGTATGTTACAGGTCCACCGACACCATGTGTAGGATCTTTCTCAAAAGAGTATAAGTTAATTGTACTTTTTAATCCTCTATATGTATCACGATTATTTACTCTCACTTTAATCTGCTGGTTCCACGCCCCCACCTTATCAGGTTCTGCCGGTCTATACCATGCAGTGTGTTCATTTAAGAAGTTACGATATTCATTAAGAAACTTCCATGATCCTTTCTCATTAATGTAGTCTTTAAGACTAGCTCCAATTTTAAGAATAGATCCTTCTTCAAATACCCATTGGTTAATTAACTTAGCCATGTGAAAATAAGAAGATGCTATCTGACGTTTCTTTAGAATGATAGCGTGCCGCCAATGCAGTTCAGCAAGATGCTCATATAAAGCCATGTGATATTGTGCATCTCTCACCTTAGCAAAGTCAAACCTCTTTTCTTCTTTATCGTAAATAGGTAAAAAGTTTAACCACATGTAGTAGTCTCTGCTTATATACCATGTACCGTTTTCACTTTTTATAATAACTCCTTTACGACACTTGTTCTTTTGGTCGTCCCAATATGTTATAAAGTCTTTACTTTTTACTGGAGCAGCACAGTAATACCCTTGCTTTTGAAACTTACGAGCTTCTGCATTAAAGATTAAACTAGTCTCATCAAAGTTATACTCACCTGGTTCTTTGAATATAGATAGTAAAAAATCTCTAAACTCTTCTCTACTATAAAAAGTGGAGACGGTCCAATGATCAACATCGTAAGTAGGTACTTCTATAAATATGTTAGCTTCCAATTATTTAGTTGAGGTTATTTTATGAATCTCGTTAATATCACCCTTTGATCTATGCAATAAGTACAATAACGTAGTAATGTCTTTACTACGCAATACACCTTCTAGTTGAGAATCATCCCAATACTTATTATACAATTCTCGTGGTACAGCACACCATAAACTAGTGTACGGATTAAAATGAAATACCCAGTCGTGCATGTAATATTCTCCATCTGATGATTGAGTTACAGGTGCAAACTCTTTAATGTTTTCATAATCTGTGTAAACTTCTTGTTTCATAGTTTTATGTTTTAATATTTTTTAGGAAAGCAGAAGATGGGTGCGTGGACATCTGCTTTTACGACTGGCATTTCTAACCGATCACGTACTGCCCTTTCTACAGTTAAAAGTACGCTATTCCAATCAACCTAATAAGTTTATAGTTCAGATAATAATAGCATTTCTTTATCCCATGCTCCTAAAATCTGCCAGTAAAATCCAAATGGACTTTGTACTAATAAAATAGGATCTCTTTTCTCATATGCTTTACGGAATTTATCAGGTTCAGCAATCACATAGAATACAGGTTTTTTCTTACACAGTTTCATCATCTGTTCTGTATACTTTTGCATTACTGCTATAGCATCATCTGGAAACTCTGGTACAAATAAATCAGAAGTATTCATTTGTAAATCATACTTCTCTAACAATATACCAATCTTCTCATCTGTAGTATTCTGAAATCCGTTAAAAAAGTTTTGACAGCTTCCCCACTTTTTTCTATTTTCTAGTCTTTCTATAAGAGCACTTACTTCTCTTTTAGAATAATACTGTGTAATTAATTCTTCTTTAATTTTTAACACAGCAATTTTATCATCTATATTAGCAAGAGTCCATGGTGTAGGGACAGTTTCTAACTGATCTAATACATCAATAGGTTTAATAGCAATTTTATTACTTTCAGGTAAAGTAGCACCTTCTGCTACTGAACTCATTGTTATATAAGTGTTGCCGGTGTTACCTCCTCTATAAGCAGAAGCATAGTTTTTAAAATCAAATAAAAAGTTATCATCTAATCCATCAGATACTCTTATAGCTTCAAACTTGTCTTTCTTTTTAAAAATACTTAATAGTTTTTTTATCATTTTGTTTGGTTTTAAATTAGCTGTAGAGGGTGGACTCGAACCACCAAGGTGAGATTCAATTGATAACACAACGCTTGCAAGCTGGTGGTCTACCCCATATTATCAATCTATTTCTGCATCACCGCCCACGAGACAGGTGGGTACGTTTGCCAGGGTCATAACAGAGACAACCCAATTTCGTCACTCTACAATTTTACTACTGATCATATGCCAATCTCTGGCCACCTCTTACAGAAGACTGTTGCTCTTCTTGTAAGTCTCTATACACACCTTTAAAACTTTGTCTTACAGAATCAAATCTTTCAGCAATACGTAATAGTGCTGTAGCAGAACCGTCACGTCCTGACGTAGGTTTTTCTGTAGCCATAAACGTTGCCATGTTATCTAATGCAATCTTGATACCCTGATATGCTCTATACGTAGGAGTCTCATACATTTTCTGGCACACTTTAAGTGCACCTCTTATAGATTCATCCTCTCCTGAGAAATCACCATCCACCTCTGCTAGAATAAGTTCTTCCTTATCTTGCTCTGGTACATCAAAAAACGGATTAAGATCTGGGTTAGGACATGTCATATAAAACAGATATGCATACACCTTTACAGCTTCTTCACCATACTCATCCATAATTCTTTTTAAAGAATTTAGGGTGTAACAATGTTCACTAGGAACTACTTGTCCATTCTGTATATCAAATAATCTTATCATACTCTTCCAAATGTTATATTTTTTCTAACCTTAATATCTTTGTGTGTAAACTGCCAAAGCTCTGATGTCTCATCTATTATTACAGTGTACACAGTGTCTGTTTCATGACCATAGTCTGTAACCAACCAAATCACTCCATTACCTTTAGGAGTGGTAACTTCCACTCTATTAGTTGGTTCATACATTATCATAACTTACAAGAGCTTTATCGTCTCTTTCACAAAGACTTTTATACAATTGTTTATCTTCACTCCATTCTGATCCTGTCCACCATTCAAAACCATAGAAGTCTGATTTGTACATACAGCATTTCTCATAACCTCCTAATATATAAACATGTGTACAGTCTAACATTTTTGCCACCTCACATTCATACATCTGTGCCACTTTTCCTAAGGAAAGTTTTGGCGTCTCATAGTTCCATACAAATTGTGTTGCACAGAAGGCGTCATCATACTTTTCTACAGCTGAGTAACCAATTACTTTTCCAAACTGACTATAAGAAATAATATTGCCGGTAAACAACTGTTCCCATGTAATCGTGCGTTCAAAACCGTGGTGTTTACAATATGCTTCATAGAGTTCTCTGTATATAGGTTTATCTTCAAACTTCTCATACATAAAATCAACATGCCTAGACAATCTTTTAGTAGTCTCGTGAGGTTTGTATTTTGAAAGATCTATGCGTACAGATCTTAAATTATACCAAGCTCCGTCCCAGGGTATCCACCCTTTTTCAAAAGCTTCTGATGCACTCTCACCCTCTTCTAAAATACCATGCGGCTCTGAGTAAATAAAGTCTTGATCACTCACTTTACCAAAACCATTAATGTGATCAAACACTACTTTCATTAATGCTTAGCTTTTAATTTATCTCTGTTATCTTCTAACCAATGTAATAAACTAATCACCTCAGACTTCATATATGGAATACTGTATTGAACAATGTCTTTCACTATAGGATTGCCACTAGTATCTAAAGCTGTAATAGGATTACCAAACTTATCTGTACCTACGGTTTCAAATAGAATATGATGAAGCACTAATGTACCTGGTTTAAGTCTTGGGTTGTGCTTTAAAATAATATACATGTACATACTAAGTTGTAATGTATAGTGGTTTAAATTACAATCATCCAAATGAGCTACAGGAGCAGCCATTCTATCTACCTTTCCTTCCCAGTTGGTATAACCCTCAGACTTAATTTCTTTATTAGTCTTGTAGTCTGTAATATGCACTTCTCCGTTAATCACTTCTACAAGATCTGACTGACCACATAAGCCAGCAGATTTTAAATATACCATGTGCTCTGGATAGACACCGTTAGTAAGCTTTTGTAAAGGAGCTTGTTTAATACCGTCTGTTTCTACAGGCTTAAACACTGGTACGACATGACCATGACGTTCCATTGTTGTAAGCTCGCATATATCTTTTTCTCTGCAGTTGTGATACCATGTTCCAAGATCTGTTGCACGTTTAGCTTCTGCTGCCCATGCATCTTTAATTTCTTCAGGTGTCATACCATACCATTTAGACTTCTTTGATTTAGAAGACTTAGCAGCAATAACATCTGATTCAAATGGTTTCTTGAAGTTAGAAATAAAACTTGTTACAGATATCCAATCTGTAAGGTCTGTTGCATCTACACTTCTATACTTGTGATTCTGTGGTGTGAAAACTATCATAGTCCTAATTTTTCGTTTAACTTATCTTCTTCCTCTTGTGTCAACTCTGCTTTCCAATGCCCTTTAGGACATTCTGAACTTAAACTTCTAGTCTTAAATCCAAGACTGCATCCGCACCCTCCTAGTTTTTCATTACAACAAGGAGCTGTTCCTGCCACCATACATCCATCTCCTTGCACATCTAGAAGTGCACACTTGTAACAAATCTGCATTCTCTGTTGTGCAATTTCTTCTACGTCTTCTTTTTTAAATATGGAGTTGGTTATACCTTCTATAATCTGACCCTTACTCTTCCATACCTTTATTATGTTTTCTCTTAGACTCATGTGTTTTGTGTAGTTTAATAAAGTCAGCTCTTTGTTTCTCTTCAGTCATTATAGCTTTTAAAGCTTTAAGGTCAAACAATGTTTCTGCTGTTTTAAATCTAGCAGTCATTTGCTGTAGACCCTTTTGTCTGTTGTTCTCTTCAAACTTTTCAAGCATCTCTATCTTATCATCTATCTTCCAATGCTTTGTTACAAAATCTCCAAGATTTGTAATATGCACTCTGGAATGCTTTAATGAAGATAGACTTTTCCTCACCTCTCTCCAATAGAAGCCTATAATATTATTTATAGTTTCTTCTGAGAGGTTGGTTTCTTTTGCCACCTGTGGGATAAGATCTTTAGCTTTCCGTGGATGCAATGCTTAAGAATTTAAAGTCCAACAAAATATTACCTCTAGAGTGTACTTTTAGCTCTGGGTTAATAAATATCTTTTTCTTGTTCTTTCCTTCTTTTTTAATCAAGCCTTTCTTTTCAGACTTAGTTAAACAGTTGCGTACAGATTGTGTACTAGAAAAGATTTGTTTATCATGTGCTTTATTACAAAAACTTGTAAGTTCTTGATCTCCTTCTAAAGCTAAGAGAGTAAGACAATTTAGATCAGCTTCACTCACTTGTATGTTATATAAACAACAATG